CTGGAGCAGACAACGTTGGAACCACCATCACTGGCAACACGTTTGTTGCCCATAGAACTTATTCAATCAGGGGGTGGAGCGGGGCCAGCAACACGGTCATATCTGGAAATATTTTTCAAAGGCGTTCTAACGGAAACGCAATGGTTACATTTTGGAACCCCGCAAATAATATCGTCATCGATGGTAATTCGTTTATTCACAGAAACAAGAGCGCCGATCCTTCAATCAACCCTGTTGTGAGCGCGGCAATTGGATTTAATGGCGGGAAAGCCTTGCTTACGGTCAGCGGAATTGTTGGCAGTGGAACAACTGCCGTTGCAACAACGACATCAAATCACGCATTTTTCGTTGGAGATGTGGTGACCGTTGCAAATGCAAACGAAGCGCAATTCAATGGGACGTTTACAATAACTTTAAAAACGGCGAACACTTTTACTTACACAATGACAAGCTCTTTCACGGGCAATGCAACAACCAGTTCTACTCTTAGGTGTGGTCTTGCAAAATATATGACCATTGACAGGGTTCGGGTCACAAATAATGTGTTTGAGGGTGACCCTTATGGGAATGCCTACGTTATTTTGTTGAATGATCAATCTTTGTCTCCATCAATATGGGTAAACATTAACGATTTGGAAATATCTGGAAATGCGTCTCCAGTTGAAACCGCCACGCCTCGCGGCGTGTGGGTAGGCAACACGGCTTCAGCCACGGCAAAATATACCAATATCAGGATTCGCAATAACAGCGGACGCATCGAATCAAGTTCATTGCTTAGTATGAGATTTGATCAAACCGATGCGCGAGAAAACAATATTCCAAATACGGCTCCAACGTTTACTCCGACTCGCGTTGGGGATTTGTATTTTAACAATTCGACTCAAGTGATGTATATCTCAATTGGCACATCATCTTCAGCGGACTGGCAGGCCATTTCATTCTGGCAACCCTAAAACTATGAGCGACGAAATCCAAACAACCGAAGAAATTGAAACGCCTCAACTAAATTTTGTAGACAACGACCTTTTTTTAGAAGAGCGCCGTAAAGCCATACAAAATTATAGAGACGAGCAACTAAAACACTATTTTGAATATCCGCCGATTTTGCCAGAAAATCAAAACGCCTAAAAATAAACTTATGAAATTGCTGCTAATATTGTTTTTGTTTTTATCAGGGGTCGCTTATGGACAGACAAATTTTCGCTCCGTCATGGTAGACACCAACGGAGTTGTTCAAAGGCCGACAAACTTTATAACAAACAATCGAATTGTAACCGTAACCACAAATGGGGAAGTGTCTAATCCAACAAATTTTTGGTCTGCTAATTCAAACTCCATCAATGCTGTTGTGTCAAATTCTGCCAATCTTACAAGCGCCCTAGAGGCTCCAGACCGTTTTCGTAATCTGTCTCATGCCATGGCAAGCAGTATTGTTGGTGCTGGTGCAATTCATAGCTCATTAGTTGATGGGCGGTTGGATGTTCGGATTGTCAACGGGGACACCAATGCGCGGGCAAATGTAAGGGTGAATCGCAACGGTCCTTGGAATGGAATTGGTGGAAATTCTGGAATTAATTGGGGAAGAACGTTTAGTGTTTCGGCTTCTGGTGGTAAGTCAATGTCTACCAACAACCAAAATAGAGCATTTTTAATTTTGGGCGCTGGAGTCAGCGACAATGATATTCCGACTAACGGGAATTTTGTTGGATTGCAGTGGACAAATGTGACTAACGCGCAAGTAATTATTGGTTCCAACAGCGTCATTACAACCAACGGGAATATTGTCACATCGGCAGCGGCAGATTTTTTTCTGTGGATTGACCACAAGACAAATGGAACTGGAGATATTTACTATGCCGAGCGTTTGTCTGCCACTAATGCGGCTACGGAAAAGCCATCTGTGGCATCATTTTCTTATACAAATGGACCAACGGCGGTCTCCAGCAATACACAAACAAGCTTAACATTCGGACTGGTAACCGTAATAAGTAATAGCAATTTTGATATTGTTGGTTTCCGAAACGTCATACTGTATGCCCCCTAATCAATTTGACTTAAATCCCGAAACAAACTAACCTACTTATTCCCAATGGCTTCTTACGGCAACGCAGAACTGGAAAATCTACCCGAAAGCGGTAGTCCCCCGAAAAAAAGGATAAAATCATCGGATAGCCTTGTGGCCATTGCCAACAAGTATATCGAACAGGATGAGAGTGCGGCGTATCTTCGGGCGCGGGCGCAAGCCTTGGTCAATGGAGAAGCCCCCTACGATGCCGAAGAACTGAAATCCAAGGGGCTGACCCATGTTGTCAACGCCAACTTCGGGGAAGCTAATGCCATCATGGAAGCGGCTTTGGCCCCGTATATCGAACTCCAGAACGGGGTGCCCCGCATTGCCAACGTCATCATGGAATCTTATCAGGGAGACTCCAATGAGGACTCTGAGATCATCTCTGAAGAATTCGACTGGATGCTCAAAGAGTGGAGCGACCATGCCTACAATATGCAACTTCTTTCCCGCGAGTTTGTGGGTGATGGGGTCGGGGTGGCTATGTGGCCCGATGAAAGGTCGATCTTCTGGGAGCCATGCGGACTCAAAGACTTCAAGGTGGCCCGTGATACCAAGGTATCAGATGAGTCTATCGAAGTGGCCATTGTCCAACGCTCCATGAGCGTGAGCGAACTTTACCGCTATATCCGCAACCCCGAAGCCGCCAAAAAGCTGGGCTGGAATATCAACTCAGTCAAGCAAGCCATCTGGAAAGCCTCGACCAAACGGGATCAGTGGAAGAACTACACCGCCCACTGGGAAGATTTTGAACGCGAAATCAAAGAGAATGACCTCTACGCTGGGGAGTCAGCCTACCACCGCGCCCAACTGATCTACGGATACAACCGCGAATTCGATGGCAAGTTCACCCAACTCATCGGCTCCCGCGATTCTTCCAACTTCCTCTACGAACGCTACAGCCGCTACGGGGATGTTAACCAGTGCTTTGTCATCTTCACCTACGGGGTGGGACAGGGAACGTTCCACACGATTCGCGGGCTCAAGCAGAAGATCTACAACCAGATCCAGATTTCCAATCGCGTTCTCTGCCAAGCCGCCCAAGCCGCCATCACCTCTGGTCTGATCCAGTTGCAGGGTGACGCCGAAGCTATCCAAGACTTCCAATACATTGAAGTCGGGCCGTATACCTTCATCCCTAGTGGGCTGACCCCGATCCAGCTTCAGCCTCCCGCAGTAGCAACTCAAGGACTCCCCGTCTACAACCTGATGAGCCAAGTGTTGCAGAACAATACAGGTAGCTACCGCTCGCGTCAGGCGACTCCCGATGGCCAAGCAAGATCGGCTACGGAAGTTGTCCAGCAGGCCCGCCAAGAATCGACCCTGAACGCCGCAGCACTGGAACTCTTTTATACTCCGTATAACAAACTCCTGACCGAGCAGTATCGCAGGGCGGTCAACCCTCTCCTTACGGCCAACGACAAGGGCGGGGCTTTGGCCCTAGAATTCCGCAAGCGTTGCGCCCGCCGAGGGGTTTCCATCGAACGTCTCCGCCAGTTCTCCAAGGTCACAGCATTCCGTGCCATGGGTGACGGAAGTCCCGTGATGACCGAAATGGCAAGCAAGCAACTGATGGAACTCTACTCCTTGATGGACGAGAAGGGCAAAGAAAACACCCTCCGATCCGTCATCGCTGGTATCTCTGGTGTGGGCTGGCAGAAGGTCAACCTCTTCGTCTCCGACAAAGGCCCGCGCCGTGTGGTGGACTTCGACATCGCTAATCTGGAGAATGGCAATCTCCGTCAGGGCGTCCCGCAGATGGTTCACGACAGCCAGAATCATGCGGTGCATATTGAGGCTCATATCCCGATGATTGCCGAGATCATTGAGGCCCACCGCCAACAGCAGATGGCCGACGAGCAGGCGATGCAGATCCTCCGTCCCGCCGCTGACCATGTGACCGAACACCTTGTCTTCTTCTCCAACAATAGCTTCAGGGCGCAGGAAGTCCGCGAACTCAAGCGCCAGATCCAGAACCTCACAGCTTATATCGATGAGCTTGAGCAACAGGTGATCAACCGCATGATGGCGCAGCAGAGCCAAGCCCAAGAGCAGGCCATGGAGCAAGCCCCGCAAGGACAGATTGATCCCCGCTCCGAGATGGAACTCCAGAAGGCCCAACTGAAACTGGCCGAGATGCAGGAGAAGCGGATGATGAACCAAGAAACCCATCAACAGAAGATGGAAACAATCCGCCAACAGATGGCCCTCAACGATCTCAAGACCCGCAGTTCTATTCTTGAGAAAACCGCAAGGCCCGCAGGCCGACCCCCGCTTGCAGCAACAGCGTAAAATTTACGACATTTATACTAGACAAGATTAGATTCTGCGTATAGTTAGGACTTATTAATGGATTGGACAGATCAAGATGCCCGCGAATGGGCTAAGACATGGGCGATGCCCCATATGCAGAAGGGGCTTAAATTTATCTCCAAACGGGTGCGCCCGAAGCGCAGCAGCAACCCTGTCGCCCAAGGGTTCGATCTGTCGCCCGTGTTTATTAAGAGCGCGGGTTTTTATGAGGGCAGTCAAGAGGTTGTGGACCTCATTGAAACTCTTGGTCAGGGACAGGTAAATAAACCCAAATTTGACTTGCCAGAACCATTCTCCCATATAACTTCAGAAGAAACTAACTAATATAACTTATGGCTAATATCCTCAATTCCGCCCTCACGGGTGACGCAGACTTCGCTGGAACCATTTTTGGAGGTGCTAACGCAGAACCAGCCCCCGAAGTTCAACCCAATGAAGTACCCGAAACCCAGCAAGAGCAGCCCGCAGCCGAAACCCCGAAAGAGGAAGCTCCCAAAGCGGAGAAAAAAGCTCCCGTTAAAGCGGAAACCAAATCCAAGGCCACCAAGGAAGAGGTAGAGAAGAAGGTTGCCGATATTACCAAGGAAGTCTCGTCTAAGGAGACTAACGAGCAGTCAGAAGCAAAAGGAGACGATGACCTCCCGCTCAACCCCCACTTCTCCGACAAGCCTGTTTCTGACAAACCAGAGGGTGATGATTCTGAGAAGGGCGTCTCAAGCTGGAAAGAGATCAAGACTGAAATGAAAAAGGCCCGCGAGGAGCGGGACCGCCTCAAGGCCGAACTCGACGCCACCAAAGAGAAGGTGGGCAAATACGAGGGAGAGACCGTCAAGTCCCTCCAAGAGGAGATCGAAAGCTACAAGACCCGCATGGCGGAGCTTAACCGCGAGCTAAAGACCGCAAACTTTGAACGAAGCCCCGAATACGTCGAAGCCATCAAAAAGCCCCTGAGTGGCCTTCAGGGCGATTTGAAGGCTATTGCAGAAGCCAATGACGCCGACTTCTCCAAGCTCTGGCAAGCCCTGACCGAGCCAGACGCCCGCAAGCGCATTGACTCACTGGAAGATCTCACGGCTGACTTCAAGCGCATGGAGCAGTTGTCCATCGTCAAGATGGCCGACAAATACCATGAGTTGGCCCAATACCATGAGCGTTTCCAGAAGGAGGCCGAGTCCTTGGCCGAGGCCGAAAACGCCCGAAAGGCCCAGTCTGAACAGGAATTTATTGAGAACGACCTCCGACTCCAGAAAGCCTTCACGGCCAAGACTTGGACGAACATGGAAGACCGCTACAACTTCCTCCAAGAGATTGAGGGACAGGACGATTGGAATAGCCACCTTCGCAGTGCCAAGAAGACTGCCGCCGAAACCAATCTGGATCGCTTGAGCGTCGAAGACCGCAGCGCCATCCTTGCACGGGCAGCAGTTGTCCCCTTCCTTGAGAGTGCCATCAACCACTACACCACCCAAATGGAGCGGGTGAGTTCCGAAAAAGACAGCAAGATCAAAGAACTTCAGGCCCAGTTAGAAGGCTTGGTCGGAGCCACTCCCAGCTTGGGCAAGGCCACCGAGACCGAATCAGACTCTGGCGATAATGAAGACGTTGATAGCCTGATGAACTTCGGCAAAACACTTTTGGGTCGGCGTTAGAATTTTCCCTCTTGACAATATAGGGGAAATGTAATAACGTCCCACCAAGACTGAAGTCTGAGTTGGTCGCAGACACCTCGCTGGCGGGTTAGCGCCTTCAAAATTTGTAGCCGTAAATCTCTGGTCGCGGCCCAGAAACTTAAACCGATAGACGGGCACCCTATGCCCCGAAATCAAACCTAACCCTTAAACTAAATAGAAAGAAACTAAAACTATGTCAGCACCAAATGCTGCTTCCGTTACATGCGAAAGTATCAATGACAATTTCCAGCGCGAAACTGGACGTATTGCTCTTGGTACTCACCGTCTGGGTCTTTATAAAGATCCCTATCTGCGCTTTGTGAATCAATCGGCTTTCCCCGATCACATGGGCGCTATCATCACCAACACCATTGCCCAGCGTTCGCTCGCCACGGGTAGTGGATGGTCCGACATCGGCATCACTGGCGGTGTCGAGGTTTGCTCTGAAACCCAGAGCAGCGTGACCAACTCCTGCTTGGCCCCCGTCAAGAAGGTTGGCTATGCATTCGACCAGAAAACCTTCAAACTCCGCCATCAGGCCGTCGAATCCGATTGGATCTGCTTGGAGGACGTTCGCACCTCGGCGTTCCCGATTGATGATGTCAATAACTACATCAAGATCCTTGCCGACAACATCAACGTCGAATGGATCAAGCGTTACGACAACGACTATCTGGAAAACGCCACCAAACTCAGCGTTGAAGCTGGGCTAGATCAGACCACTACTGGCATTACTTTTGACGGTGATGGTTTGGCCAAAATCAGCGGCTTGACCGCTCCGACGAGTGTTCTTACGACTGGCGTTCTTCGCGCTGTCTACGACACGCTCTATACGGACAACGCTGGAGATGACGGCGATGCGGTGACCGATGACGGTTCGCCCGTGTTCAACATCTTCTCTGACCGTGCAACGGTTGAGCAGTTGGTCAAAATCAACGAGGACATCCGTCAGGATATCCGCTGGAGTGATCGTGTGAACGATCTGCTTGGACCCAACGGCAACATGCTTCTTCCCAAGAAGAGCTATGCTGGTTATGTGTTCCATAGCCGCCCGTTCCCGAAACGCTTCAATGATGGTGCTGGTGCAGATGCTGGGAAACTCGTCGAGGTTCCTCCGTATATCACGGCTTCTGCCACCAAAGGCACCAAAGCCATTGTCAATCCCGCTTATAAGAATGCGAAGTATACCTCCACGGTTATCTTCCATCCCAAGGCGATGGAGTGGCTCGTTCCCAATCCGAACCTCAAAGTCGGCAAGCTGGTTTATGATGCTCAGAACTATCGCGGAGACTTCCGCTGGATCAACGAGTATGATAAGCAGTGCAACCCCGACAAGAACAGCGGTTACTGGCGTGCCAAGATGGCCTGCGCGGTGAAGCAAATCTTCCCGCAGTGGGGCTACTACATCATCCATCTGCGTTGCAGCTTGGCTGGTGACCTCGTGCCGTGCGCGAGCGGTAGCGGCTACGGTTATCTGGTTCCTTAATAGCTAGTCTCTAGTCATCAAGGCTTGCCTTGGAGTAAAATCTAAGGCAAGCTCTATGAGGAGAGATAACTATTATGAAACTAACTATTCCGACTGACTATACCCTTCCCGAAGACGTTGCCGATGGCGACACGTTTGAGGAGCTTGTGACCTTCCGTGTTGACGGAGACTCGCTGGTTCCCACAATGCTGGCTGGCGTGGAAATCGCCGCAGACGAGTCCGAAGAGGACGAGATGGAGGACGAGGCCGCTGACGAGATGGAAACTGGCGCGTCCCCGATGGCTGGCATGGGTGAGCGTATCATGGGCATGGCTTAAGGGACGGAGACCATAGGCTATGGCTCTCCCCACCTTAGATTCTGTCTTTGCTTCGGCGGCGGATGTGCCCCGAAGGTACATGCTTGCCCAGTGGCTGGTTAATGAACTGGGGGAAGCCCAAGCCCCTTCTTCTGTTTTTGTTTCGGGATCAGGAAATGCCGAAATCAGGGGCATTTATACTTATACCAAAGATGTTGCTGGAAAACCCAGCTACAATCTTTCTGGATTTTCTGAAGCAGATCAGAACGCGATAACTTGGAGTGGTAGTCGTTGGGATATTTGGGGAAGCGGGCTTAACACGGTGTTTTCGTCAGGCGATAGTGTCCAATTCCCTTGGCAAGTAACAACTTGGACCGTAGAAGATGGCCCTGCGCCGCCGCCCACCGTTACCAAAGTTCCAGCCATTGCCAATTACACTACACTCCCAGAACGCTATCTCTGGGCGAAGATTGCCGTAGCCGCAGGCGCACCGCTTCCAGAGGCAAACTACATCTCTCTTCCCAAACAATATGTCTGGAAGGCCATCTATGATGCGGTTTCGGGGTCGAGCCTTGGCACTATCGACTGGACTGAGAAACAAGCGTTGGGACGCATAGCTGCCGCCTATCGCGGAGACACCGCCAACCCCGCAAACCTAGCCACCTATATTGACTGGCCTTGGCGCTATCAAGTGGCCTCAATTATTACAGCACTATGAGCATCGAAGACATTCCAAGGCGTAGAGGGTTGGAGCGCGGCGTAAAGCTGACCATGAGCGAGTTGATTGCGGGGGTCGCCCTGATGATTACTTTATTTTCGGCCCTCAACGGGTGGATTGTCCTCCCAGAGCAGATGCGCCACATCCAGACCAATGACGCCAAACAGGACGCCAAGATTGACATGATTTCCAAGGAGGCCCAAGCCCGCAACGAAACCTTGGCTAGGATTGACGAGCGCACAAAAAGAATCGAAGATTACTTGAAATCCAAAGGATTCTGATATAGCCTTAAACCATGAAATCATTCCTTGCCACCCTTCTGGGTATTCCTTCCAAAATCTGGACCTTCTACGCGCCCATCCTCCGCGAGCTTTTTGCTGACGCAGCAGCGTCCCTCCTCCCCCTTGCTCTGGATATCGTCCGCGAGTTGGCCGACACCAGCAAGACTGGCTCGCAAAAGCGAGAAGCCGCTGTCAAAAAGCTGACCTCTGCCGCCATTCGTAACGGGATTGATGCCTCCGAGTCCCTGATTCGCTTCACGGTGGAATCGGCGGTCCAGCGGACCAAAATTGAGGGCTAATACCAAATGAAAGATAAAGTTTTAGCATTTCTGGTCAGTAAGTTGGGGGGATTCCTCACCCCGCTTATTGCCATGGTGGTTGCGACAGTTGTGTCCCGCCTCGCCATGGTTGATCCCAAGCTGGCCGAGTCTGTCGATCAGGTCAGCCTCACAGGCTTCCTTGTTGCCCTTCTTGTGTCCATCGTCAACTACGTCACCAACGAGATCAACGCCAAGGGCGTCAAGAAGATCCAAGCCTTGGTCAATACCGATGTGGATGGGGTTGCTGGGCCGATCACCTACACCGAAGTCCGCAGGGCTATTGAGGTCAAGAAGCCCGCAACCAAACGCAAGCGCAAGTGAAACCAATCAAAGATGAAATCCTCAAAGCCATATTTACCAAAAAGCGCGAAGAAGATCGCAGAAGTTTCCTTTTCCGTTTACTCAGTTCCATCCGCTTCTGGGTCAAAGGGAAGCGGGGCGATGATGGAAAGACTTCCGTCACCATCGGAGTCCGAGGTGGAGCGGATTTCTAGGAACTGGGACATTGGCAGGCGCGTTTGCAAGTGGTAGAATTAGTGGGTGAGTAAGCCCCATGTGGAAATTAATCCAGAAACTCTTTGGCTCCAAAAGCTCCGATACTGGCCCAGCGCCGTCCTCACCGAGCTTGCCCTCCGCATTAGAGGAGAACTCCAAGCCCGAAGCGCCGAAAGAACCCAAGCCTGCTCCCAAGCAGAAGACGCCCAAGGCTCTTGAGAATCTTGCCAAGATTGCCCTATCCCAAGTCGGGGTGAAGGAGTCTGGCGGAAACAACAACGGGGCCAAGATCCGCAAGTACCAATCGGCAACCAACCTCAAGCCAGCTTCATGGCCTTGGTGTGCGGCGTTTACGGGTTGGGTAATTCAAGAGTGGCTCAAGGATGAGGAGAATGCCGAGTGGCTGGGGCTAAAGGTGATGACTCCTGACAAGTGGAGACCCAAGACCGCAGCGGCGTTCGGGTACATCGATTGGGCAAAGGGGCGTCCCGCTACCACCAAGGTCTTGTCTGCCAAGGCCAAGCCCCAAGTTGGGGACATTGTTATCTTTGACTTTTCCCATATCGGGATTATTACCAAGGTTGGTGATAAAAGTTTTCAAGCCGTGGAAGGCAATACCAATGGTCGCGGAACCAGAGATTCAACATCTGGGGACGGCGTTTGGCTCAAGACCAGAAAGTCTTCATTGGTAAGGAATTACGTCAGAATCAACC